CAGAAGCTGATATGCTCAAACTCATACACAGGTGGTTCCAATTTTAATGTAAATCCAAAGGAAGTCATATAATCCACTAGGTTGTCTAATCTATTTAGAAACCGTTTTTCGAGGATCAGAACTGAGTCGTCACCATTACATATAAGACGACATTTAACGTCAATCTTCTTAATGTACTCGAAAAACATAGCAGTAACTAATACGACATTTCCCAATGCCGTATTTGAGTCACCACTCATTCTTTTCCCTTCAACGTGGTATTTAAATTTCCCATCAGGAACTTGAGCTGAACAACGGTTGTGCAACTGTAAACTCAGGAGATAAGCAAACCACTTATCCCCAGGATAGTAACACCTATATACACTATGTTCAAACTCCAACATCTCTTTTGAAACGTGCTGGTCAAAGCGACTATAATCCATCGCAACTGCAACTGGATTATCAAACTCAGTCCAAAATTCATGGGCAATTTTAGCCTGTACGATTGCATTGAGTCCTTTGAAGACAACATTATAACCAAAAATTTCATTTATATCCCGGTAGACACCTTTCTCAATAGGTTTTATGTACTTCCCGGTTTCAACTAAGTACCGTGCATCCCTTGGTTGGATGAGACGAGGTACTGGTGTCTTAGATTCAGTGAATTGATACTTCTCACATTTACCAAAAGCCTTAACGTGGGCAAGCTTAGAATGGAAACCAAATAACTTATTATCCTCAAGTGCTTTGGAGTAAGCCCTCCTTTTGTGTGGCTCATACGATTGAACAAATTCTTGATCTGTGTACGGCGACCTAGGGAAGGATAAGCGCTTGATATTGACATAATATGTTTTTAGTGAATCTTTAACACTAGCAACTAGTGGCCTTGGGGGCGGTATGAACTTGCCGTCCAATGACTTAACATAGAACACACGTTCCTTAATGGCCATCTCTACTGAGTTGAAATTATTTTGATACAGATTGAACTGAACCCCGTTGTCGAGGCAAGAGAAAACGTACCCTTTCCTCTCTTTAGTGAACCCTGCTCGCTTGGTTGATATCAGGTTCTGGTGTGGTGGAGCTTGAGACCTTCCACATGGCACACCTATCAACGGCGCCAGGCCCCATCAGGCTTTGTCTGGTCGAGGACCATAGATCCTCGTTCCAAACACATTACCCAATGTTCTATCACCCCTAGTATACTTTTGCATGTTATATTCTTTTACCCTCTGCTGGACCGCATTACTGGAAAGAACCTCATACATATCAACATCATCTTGTGTAGGTGTAAGAACCATAACAACAACCTGATTGATGACTTTCATTATTTGAACTTCGGTCATCTTCTTGTCATCTTTCATTATCTGATAGGCCGTCATTTTCGCCACAATCCGATCTGCTGGTGTGGGTATTGGACTAAAAGATTTACTGTTCTTAACTTGCGCTACAACTTCC